CTATGCTAGTCCTACACAGTTTAAATTTAGTATAATTAAATTACCTAAAGTTGAATACTTTTGTACGGCCATTAATGTACCAGGAATTTCAATAGGATTTTCTACTCAATCCACACCTTTAAAAGATATACCATATCCTGGTGAAAAAATAAGTTACCAAGATTTAACTATGACTTTTCTTGTAGACGAGAATTTACAAAACTACCAAGAAATTCACGGTTGGTTAGTTGGCCTAGGTTTTCCTAGAGACCACGATGAATATAAAAATCTATTAAATGCCGCTGTTGATCGTTTTCCTACTTCAAAAGGAAACACAAGTAAAGAACCAGGAAAAGTTAAATACGGGGCTCCTAGTCAAGGCGGTACATTTTCTGATGCTACACTTACAATACTATCAGCAAAGAACAATCCAGTAACGGAGATACGATTTAAAGATGTGTTTCCTATCAGTTTAGGCGGACTATCTTACAATCAACAGGCTACAGATATTAACTATCTATCCGTTGATGTTTCTTTTAAATATTCAATATATGAATTTGCTTCAACAGTAGGTTCATCAACAACGGCCGTTACTACAACATAGGTTGATTTTTTTATAGTTTTGTGATATAATTATATTATGGATTTAGAACAATTACAATTAGAAGCCGACAAAGACCTTAAAATTAATGATACTGAATTAGATTTAGAATCATTAAAAACTCCACAGTTACATAATAAGTATATGAAACATTATACTAAGTTTAAATTACTTCTTACACGTACTGAAGATGAGTTAAGAATATTAAGACGTGATAAATGGGAATATTACACAGGCAAATCATCTCCTCAAATTTATCAATTAAAACCTTTTAACTTTAAAATATTAAAAACAGACGTTGACAAATATTTAGAATCTGATGAAGATATACAAAAGTTAACTCAAAAATTGGCCTATTTAAATGTTGTTGTTGATTTTCTGGATAAAACTTTAAGAGTCATAGTTAATCGAACATACACTATAAAAAATGCCATAGAGTGGCGTAGATTTACAAGCGGCGCCGTTTAATGTACTTGGAAAATAATCACTGTATTTCTAATGGATATTTTGATAGAAAATACTGTGATGAAATTATTTCTCAAGCAGAAACATCTAAACTTCATATGGCCAAAGTCCAAGATGGTTTGAATATAAACAGAAAATCAAAAATTACTTGGTTAACAAATAATAATTTAAATAAGAATATAAACGAAATTATTTTAGATCACAATAAAAAGGCCAAATGGAATTTTGTTTTAAAAGAATTTGAACCACTACAATATACAGTTTATGAAACAAACGACCATTATGATTGGCATATAGATAGTCATAGTAAACCATACCCTAATGGTTACATAAGAAAAATAAGTTTTACATTATGTTTAAATGAAAATTATGAAGGAGGAGAATTTGAAATATCAAGTCCAAATCCAAAACCAGAAAAACATATTAATACTAAGTTTAATGATAAGTTTACATTAGGAACAGTTATATCATTTCCATCTTTTGTTTGGCATAAAGTAAATCCTGTCACAAGTGGTACAAGAAAAGTATTAGTAGGTTGGTCAGTAGGCCCACAATTTATTTAATACGTATGACACTTACAAAATACATTATCATAGATAAGAAAAACGAAGTTTATCTTAAAATAGAAGCGGATGATGCTATACGTAGAGAACTTGGAGAATATTTTACTTTTGAAGTTCCTGGTTATAGATTTACTCCTCAATTTAGAAACAAATGGTGGGACGGTAAAATAAGATTATTCTCTTACGCTACTGGTCAAATATTTGCTGGCCTTTATCCATATATTGTTAAATGGTGTGAAGATAATAAAGTACAAGTTGTTGATGGTACTAAAATAAAAGACATAGAAGTAGATAAAAAATTAGTAGATAAATTTATATCTGGTTTAAAGATACCAATGGAATTAAGAGATTATCAGAAACAAGCCTTTATACACTCATTAGAAAAAACACGTTGTTTACTATTATCGCCTACGGCCTCTGGTAAATCATTAATAGTTTATCTATTAGTAAGATTTAATTTATTGAGATTAAAAGATAAACCAAATAACAAAATATTAATTATAGTACCAACCACATCATTAGTAGAACAATTATTTAAAGATTTTAAAGATTATGGTTGGAATCCTGATAAGTATGTACATAGAATATATCAAGGTCACGAGAAAGAAACAGACAAGAATGTAATTATATCTACTTGGCAATCAATCTATAATATGCCTAAGAAATGGTTTAAATCATTTGGTGTTGTTATTGGTGATGAGTGTCATTTGTTTAAGGCCGTTTCTTTAAGTAAGATAATGACTAAACTTGAAGATTGTAAATATAGAATAGGTCTTACAGGTACTTTAGATGGTACTAAGACTAACAAGTTGGTTTTAGAAGGCCTGTTTGGTGCCGTTAATAAAGTTACATCAACTGCTGAACTACAAGAGAAAAAACAATTGGCCGATTTGAAAATTATATGTTTAATACTTCAACACGATAAAAATTCTAAACACTTTTTAAAAGATAAAAGTTACCAAGAAGAAATGGATTTTCTAGTGTCTAATGAAAAGAGAAACAAATATATTCGTAATCTATGTTTAAGTTTACAAGGCAATTCTTTAGTATTATTTCAATATGTAGAAAAACACGGTGTTATATTAAAACAACTTATAGAAGATAAAGCTGAAGATAAGAAAATATTTTTCGTTTATGGTGGAGTAGAAGCAGAAGAAAGAGAGAAGATACGATTTATAACTGAGAAGTCAGATAATGCAATTATAATCGCCAGTTACGGAACGTTTAGTACTGGTATTAATATAAGAAATTTACATAACATTGTTTTTGCTAGTCCAAGTAAATCACGTATTCGTAATTTACAATCTATTGGTAGGGGTCTAAGATTAAAAGATGATAATTCGGCCGCTACTTTATATGATATTGCTGATGATTTAAGTTATAATGGTAAAGAGAATTATACTCTACAACATTTTAGAGAAAGAATAAACATTTATACTTCTGAAAACTTTAACTACGAAATACATAACATAGAACTCATAAATAGTAATAACAATGGAACAAATAAAAATAATAAAGCTGATTAACGGCGATGACATTGTTTGTAGTCTGGCTAAAGAACAATTGCCAGATAAAACTCCATTGTTACGTATAGATAAGCCGTTACAGATTAAATACGTATCTCAATTAACAGCAAAAGGCCTTAAAGATTATATTGCTCTTATTAAATGGGCTGCCTATACTAATGATAAGATTATAACTATTCCAAAAGATAAAATCGTTACAATTACAAATGCCACCGAAGAAATGACTAAGAGTTATATAGAAGTATCTAAGAAGTATGAAAAGATAGTGGTGCCAAAAAGAAGTGAACATAATATTGAACAATTAAGTGAAGAAGAAAACAATGAGTTTAATGAATTGTGGGACGAGTTTAGAGATGTTAGGAAAACAATCCATTAATCTGGAGTATTCTATATCAAAGAGGCGACACCCCCATTATACGGATAAAAAGAATAAAGTCAACCCATCCTGGAACCGACTTTTTCATAGTCTTTGTATAAGTGATTGACAAACAACACAAAGTGTAGTATATTTAGATAATGACAACATCAAAAAAATCAAAAGAACATTACGTAAGTAATAAAGATTTTTTGGCCGCTATGATTGAATATAAAAAAACAGTCAAACAATCGGTTAAAGAAGGCAAAATAAAACCAAGAGTACCTGATTATATTGGCACTTGTTTTTTAAAAATAGCGAATCATTTATCTTACAGACCGAATTTTATTAACTATACATTTAGAGATGATATGATTTCTGATGGTATAGAAAACTGTTTACAATACTTAGATAACTTTAATCCAGATAAATCAAATAATCCATTTGCTTACTTTACACAGATTATATATTATGCTTTTATAAGAAGAATACAAAAAGAAAAGAAACAAGTAACAATCAAACATAAGATGTTATTAGATTCTAATTTTGATGATATGGCTTTACAACCAGGAGAAGATAGGGAATTTCATAATCAATTTACAGAATTTTTAAAGAAAAACTTGCCAATAGAAGAAGTACCTAAGATTGAAAGTTTGGCTCATCATAGAGAGATGAAAAAAGAAAAAGAAAGAAAAAAGAAAAGAACACGTAAAGGCAAGTTAGATTATTTTATTGGTGTATGAAAATAGCGTTGATTAACGATACGCATTGGGGAGCCAGAAATGACTCGCCAGCGTTTATAAATTATTTTAATAGATTTTATGATGAGGTTTTCTTTCCTTATCTACAAGATAATAATATAAACACACTAATACACTTAGGTGATGTAGTAGATAGAAGAAAGTTTATTAATCACAATACAGCTTATAATTTTAAATTAAAGTTTTGGGACAAAGTTGAACAACTAAAATTAGATACACATATATTATTAGGAAATCACGATACCTATTATAAGAATACAAACACAGTAAATGCTTTACAAAATTTAAATCTACCTAAAAATACAAAAATATATACATCACACGACACAGTATCCTTTGATGGTTTAGAAATATTATTCTTACCTTGGATTTGTGATGATTTAGTTGAAAGCTCATTACACACTATTGATAATTCAACAGCACAAATTGTTATGGGACATTTAGAAATAAAAGGATTTGAAATGCACAAAGGCCATCTTAATGAACAAGGTTTGGATAAGTCATTATTTAAAAGATTTGAAAAGGTTATATCAGGACACTTTCATAAAAAATCAGATGATGGTCATATCTATTATCTAGGAGCTCCTTATGAAATTACGTGGTCAGATTACAAATGTCCAAAAGGATTTCACATATTTGATACACAAACAAGAGAATTGACCAGAATACCTAATCCACTAAGAGTACATAAGAAATTGGTTTATAATGACAAACAAGAAGATTATTCTAAAAAGAACTTAAAAGATTTTGAAAATACTTTTGTTAAATTGTTTATATCTAATAAAACAGATATAGATATGTTTGATAAATTTGTGGAAAGATTTCACAACGAAATAAATGTACACGAACTAAACATTATAGAGGATTTAAATAGTGATATTACGTCTAGCGTAAGAGAGGACATATTAGAACAAGGAGAAGATACATTAACATTTTTAGGCAATTATATAGATCAGATAGATACTAAACTAGACAAAAACAAACTTAAAAAATTTGCTAAAGAACTTTATGCGGAGGCTAGTGAAACTTGATAGTATTTAAAAAAATTAGATGGAAGAATTTTTTATCTACTGGTAATACTCCAATAGAAATAGAATTAAACAAAGCACCAACAACACTTATTATAGGAACAAATGGTAGTGGCAAATCAACACTACTTGATGCTCTATGTTTTGTTCTATTTAATAAACCATTTAGAATGATTAAGAAAGAACAGATCGTTAATACTATAAATGATGGTGATGCTGAAGTTACTGTTGAGTTTACAGTTGGAACAAAAAATTACACAGTAACAAGAAGTATTAAACCAAACAAATTTGAAATATATTCAGACGGTGATTTAGTAAATCAAGACGCTTCAACGATTGATTATCAAAAATATTTAGAAACAAATATAATGAAATTGAATTATAGATCATTTATACAAGTTGTTATATTAGGTTCTTCTTCTTATGAACCGTTTATGAAAATGAAACCAAGATATAGACGAGAAGTTGTTGAAGAAATATTAGATATAAGAGTATTTGGTTTAATGGATTTGTTATTAAGAAGTCAACAATCAGATTTACAAAAGAACATAACAGAAATAAGACATAAGTGTGATTTAATTAACTCTAAGTATGAATTAGAAACAAAACACTTTAAAGAATTACAAGGCAGAAATACGGATGACAAAGATTATAAAAAGAATATATTAGACAAAAACAATAAAAACTTACAAGAGTATCTTAAAAAAATTACTTTATTAAACGTTGAAATAGAAAACAATAAAAACAACTTAATTGAAAGAGAAAATGTTAATTCGAAAGCCAATCAATTATCTAAATTAGAAGCTAAGATTGAAAACAATTTATTAAAACATAAAAGAACATTAGAGTTTTTTCAAAATAACGATACTTGTCCAGAATGTACACAGGCCATCAATGAGAATTTTAAATCTACTAAAATAGATAGCGAAAGTCAAACAATACACAAATTAGAAGGTGGTTTACAAGATTTGTTATCTGAAATAATAAAAACAGAAACAAAAGTAAATGAATTGAATGCTGTATCTCAAAAGGTAAATGAATTAAACGTAGAAATTGCCAAGATCAACACTTCAGTTGATGAACTTAAAAAATACAGCGATAAGATACACGAAGAAATAATGTTATTAGAAAACAAAGAATCAGATGGTAAAAACATACAAGAACAATTAGATAAGTTAAAATCTGAACTAGAAGAATCAAAAGTATTATTAGACAAAATAACGGAAGAAAAACAATATGTAGATGTTGTAAGAGAGATATTAAACGACAAAGGTGCCAAAGCCAAAATTATTAAAAAGTATTTACCTATTATGAATACTTTAATTAATCAATATTTACAATCAATGGATTTCTTTGTATCATTTCATTTAGATGAGGAATTTAATGAAACAGTTAAAAGCCGACATAGAGATACTTTTGATTACAATAATTTTAGTGAAGGAGAAAAGATGAGAATAGATTTAGCCTTGTTATTTACCTGGAGAACAATCGCTAAAATGAAAAACAGTACCAATACAAATCTACTGGTACTAGATGAAATATTTGATGGTAGTTTAGATGGTCAAGGAACAGATGACTTCTTTAAAATTATCAAATCAATGCCAAAAGAAAATATCTTTATTATATCTCACAAAGGAGATATTCTATTTGATAAATTTACCAATATAATCAAGTTTGAAAAAGAACACAACTTTACGAGGTTACAAAATGCCTAAAGAATTAAAATTAATACCACCATCAGATCCAAGAGTACAATCAGCAATAGCACCATTTAAAGACGAGATGTTAAAAGAATATGAATTTAAAGATAGAAAAGAATTATCTAATGTAATGTTTGATACTATGTTTAAATATGGAGGATTAGGACTATCCGCTAATCAAGTAGGACTACCATTTAATATGTTTGTATTTGGTGGCCATCCACATTTAGAAAAAGGAACTAAAGTAACTTGTTTTAATCCTATGATAGTACACAAGAGTGAAGAAACGATTGTTATGAAAGAAGGTTGTTTAACTTTTCCTTTTGTATTTTTATCAATAACAAGACCTAGAAAAGTAGTAGCAAAATTTGAAGATGAACACGGAGTATTAAAAGAGGCTCACTTAGACGGAATGATGAGTCGTATATTTCAACACGAATACGATCATATGTTAGGCCGTTTGTTTACAGAAAGAGCAAGTAAAATGAAACTTGATATGGCTTATAAAAAAGCTGGAAAAGACATTAAAAAATTACAAAAAAAGAAAGGATAATATATGGCTAGTTTTACAGAAGAAGATAATAAACCTAAGATGTCACAAGAAGAAAGAGACAAACTTATGGAAGAGTTTTTATCTAAAGGTGGTAAAATTGAAGAACTAAAACCTGGAATAGCAAAAGGTGCTGGTTCGTTAAACAGAAGTAAAAGTTTACAATGGTCTGAAAAAGACGTAATACAACAAGAACATAGTGAAAATTTTATACCAAGTAAAGAATAATTTGACTTTTGAAACAAATTAGTATATACTTATATTATGGCCGTTAAAAAAGAATTAGATCCTTTTATAGAAAATCAGTGGAAAGAATGGCAAGACTCTAATCCACTTGATAAAATACCAAACATAGACACAGATAAACTAAGAGATGTAGTGATTAAAGACTTATCTTTTGTGTCTGTTATGAATGTAAAAGAATATACACTATATCAGAAATGGTGTGAAGTACATCAAAAATATCCTACTATAGAAACTAATAGTTTTTTTGATGACAGGCCAGCACTAGCCGATCCTGAACAAGGTGCTATTATACAAGAAGTAAAAAACAACTTTTGGAATCCAGAAGATCCAATGGAGTATTTGAATTTAGAACCAGAACTTATTTACACTGATATAGAAAATGAAGGCAAAGTAGATTCTGTTACAGGTAAGAAATTGCCAGCCATCTGGAATACATTAAGAACTTTCCTTTCTACAATGAAAAACAATAGTAACATTGGTAGAAATTTATACTTTCTTATAAGAGATAAAAAAACAAAAAAGTATCTAGGTGTTACTTGTATGTCCTCAGACTTTTTAGATTTAACACCACGAGATGAATATA